ACAAATATGATAGGCAACTGTTTTGATGGCCATTCAGAAAACTCAATGATCTGGTTCCTGATCATGCGATAGTGCATGATCCTGTAGTCCTGTGTCTGGCGCTCACCAATGATCCTGGGTTCCATCTGGTCAATGATGCGTCTTGCAACCTCTGTACCCTCTACAATTTCCTTCTGTTTCCGGTAATCCCCCCTTATTTTCTTCCACTCATCCCCGGTGGCAGTAAATTTATTCTCTCCCTGCTTCACCTGATAAAGGATCATCGGATACCATTCCTTCACGTAATAATCGCATAGGGTGATGGTATTTTCTGTCTGCCACTGGAAATCCAGCATCATGTAGGGATCAACAAAGCTGACGGGATTGCTCACATAGGGATAGGTTGCAAAGAATTCATCACGGGTGAAGACAAAGTTTCTCGCACACCAGTTTCCATCACCCTTGTGAGGCTTCAGCGCTGTTGGATCGAAGGCTGTTCTGGTTGGATCAGATATGAGATCATACCGCACCACCTTGTTGAATGAGCGTGGTGATTCGTAGTCCAGACAGATCTGGAATGCACCCCATCCCATCATGAGGGCAGACTTGAATGCAGATTGATATATCAGGTCGTTTTGAGATTGATACGATATTGTTCTTACAAGATCAGCCCGCAGGTTTACTTGTTCTTGTGTTGCTTTCCCTGTTAATGACCGGACGATCAGATCCGGTTTATTCTTGCGCTGCTCTCCGGCTATTTTCTTGGTTGCATCATAAAGCTTGTTGAATGTCATCGCAGGTTTAAACAGGCGCGTGAATTCCGATCTCTCGATCGCCGTCCACTGGTCGCGAAGGACAAAATTCATGTCATCCTTGCCACGGGTAATGTTCTCACCGAAGTAGGATTGCCATGTGTTCATGTGCTTGCCAGCAGTATCAAGCACCTTCTGCTCATCTATTCCCGCCCGGTTCATCTCGTCAAGGCGTCTTTCTTCCATCTCGTTCAGCTTTTCAGGATCAAGTTCCTGATTAACATCATCCGGTTCGTGCTGCATTATAACCATCCTTGGTTATTAAACTATCTGGCGATGACTGGCAGGATTTTCACCTGCGACCTGCCTGCCTGTCCCCCTGCATCATCAAAGGGGGCTGCCCATGGGGAAAATCAGGCGCCCTTCGATCATGCCACGCACGGGCAATGACACGTCTTTCCGGGCCCCAGTCATCATTACACTATGCCAATGCCACCAGTTGCACGGAACCACCATTCTGTGGGGTTCCATTGGTAAATGATGGCTTGTAGATCTGTGTGCCATCAGCCGCTGCAAGATGAACGAAATCAGTGGTATTCAGTGAAATCGACTGCATGACCATGTAGTTGTTCAGGTATCCGGCAGCCGTACAGGTGGCTATGGTGTCAGTGGAATGTAACTTGACCAGCCTTGCATTGTCGAAATTATAACCTGGCTGGTTAATACTGAGGCGTACGATTGGCATGTTGGCTCTCCTTGTCCAAAAAACCATTATATAGCGATATTCGGTTCAAGACCAGACGATGCCCTTTCCATCACAGGAATGACACCTGCCACCACATGCAACATGATTTTCAATCTTTTTCCAGTAACCAGTTCCATCGCATATGGGACACCTGTATGGGATCCTTTCCTTCATGTAGCTTATATTTTTATAAATTTCTTCCAGTCTTTTAACCCTTTCCTCAAGATCATCAAGCCTTCCCGATACCTTCCTGTTCTCATCAACCTGTCTTGCATGCCTGTCAGATAACCAGTTAACCCCAGTCTTAAGGGAAATAAAATTACTGGCAGCCTGTCCTGCAATGGTGCAAAGGTGACATGCATTTCCATTCATGACCCCATGAATACATATTGATGCTGTTACAGTAACAGGTTCCGTTGTCCCAGAGCATGTATACGGAGGGGCCTTGCATTTTCCAGTGCAGTTACAGACAGTCATTTCCTTTTACCTTTCTTCTTTTTTACATGTTCCGGCAATTTCTTTATATTTTTCGTTGCATGAGCAAATTCCTCTGCAACACCTTTCTTTAATTCGCCGCGTGATTCCATGGAAAACATTTTTTTCTGCTGTGCTTTCGATTTAAATGGCATGATCAACTACCCCTGTAATCAGTAGCCCGATAAAACAGTTCCTGTTCCTTATTGAATACCTTGTCCTTCGCCTCAGTATATTTATCAACACCAAGTCCTATCTGTGGCTCAACCTGCCTGTCAAACGCCTTGTCATTTCCTTCGCTCATATTAAATCCCCTTAATTATTTCATTCCATGCTTTCTAAAAAAATTAATTTCAATCATAAATTTTCCTCCATGAATGAAACAATATTTTTTAAGTAATCCACAACCAGTCTTGTTACATCCGGACTTTCAGAAATGGTTCCCTGACTTCCACAGGAAAAGCAATAATACTTGTCTGCTGTCACATCCACTGAAAGGGATGGTGTTTTCTCCACATGATTTGTACATTTAAATAAAAATTTCATTTGCATTTTCATTTGCACTTAACCTTTTTCCCGATCTTCGCATGAGCCTTCTTCTTCGCCTTCAGTTTCTTCTGGAACCTGTCATAAAGTTCCTTTTCATACGATTCCCAGTTTGCACTTGCATCAAGTATGCTATCGCCATGATAGAGGACAGTGCCAAGTTTCAGTGCTGAATCCACAACAAAGCAGAATGCCTGATATTCAGTGGTGGTTGTTTCATACAGTGCTGAAATAGCCTCTGCAATGTGATCAAGTGCGTGCTTTAACAATTGTCTTTCATTCATCAGTGATTCTCCCTGATTTCACGATAGGCTGAATCCTTTCGGATGGACATGTCTATCATTAGCGTATCCCTTTCATAATCATATTGTACTGCAATGCTCTGTCCCAGTGGAAAATCAATGATCCTGTCAATCTTCTTGCTGACATTAAGTGTTGTACATCCCTCTGCAGATGATAATGTGTAATCACTTTTTTCCATGCTTTTTACAAGTATCATCTTTCGGGGATCAAGGTCATGAACGAGAAACTTTACATTATCACCTGACTTCCACGAGAGAACATTTGCAAGATCCTTTCCAATCTCGACGCTCAGCTTTAATGTATTCTTGTTTGTCCTGATTTGCCTGCAATACAGAAGATCCCGTTTCTTGTCTGTCTTTCTTGTTTTTCTTGCCTCGGTATATCCCTTAAACCTGTCCATGTAAGGCCTCCCTTCAAATGATTCCATCCTGTCATCTCCGTGTTGATACATTCCATCCTGAATGCATTTCAATCGGAGAATAATACTGCAGGTAATGTTTTGCAATAATGAAATCAGTTTGACCAGCGAAATACCGTATTATTTGCAAATGGATCATGTCTTGGCCTTTCAATCTTCTCGGCAAGTCTCTCAGCAGCAAATGGCATCAGCCTGTATTGGAGTGCATCATGCGGATTAGAATACTTGTTCTTGTTTGGCTTATCCTGATATCTTTCATCACCACCAATCTGCATTCTCTTGAAATGATATCCAGACATGAATCCCTTCACAAGCACTGGACATGCCTCACGGGAAATTAGAAAGGCTGGCTTTCCATCAATCATCTGGTTAAGAAAATAACGCACACTATTGATGCGAACATCAGGGTCATTTGTAGTGGCTGCACGAGTAGGAATACCAAGTGTATTAAGCTCACCAATGCAAGACAGCTCTTCCATGATCTCATCACCCTTCGCTCCTGCGGGATCTCCCTCTGCCCACTCTGACACCCTGCAGTAGGGAAAATCAATGGCAAGTCGAGGTATCACGATATTCTGTGCGAATGTCTTGATGCCAATATCCTCGGCAACATACTCCTTCAGCACCCTCACCTGTCCGCGTGCAGTAACCTGTACAACAACACATGCAGGGGTGAGCCCGAAATCGAATCCAAGGTAAACCGGATCCCCCTGGATCGCATCAATTGATGGAACTGAATGAATGTCGTAATTGAACTCGGGGTAAACCCGCTTGCCTGATTCAACCAGGCCATACCTGCCGCAGCAGTATACCTTGATGAAGCCATCGGATTGTTTCTCAGCGAGCTTTGGGTAATAGTCACCGGACAGATGCTCAACATTGTCTGCAAGAGTATTCTGGATATAGTTGCCCGCAGCATCCCTGATCAGATCCCCAGACTCATTCGTGACGAGACCTGAGGGTTGATGGAATACACTGTAGCTGGGAGTCTTCGATAGTTCGAAATCCCGAAATATCCAGTGATCCTCGTCAGGTGGGTTCGTATCGGCGATAATTCCAGACCAGTAGGGTTCAGCGCAAAAGGAACGCGAGGGGTACCGGCCATTAACACGGCCCTTGAAATGGGAGAGAACGTTCTGGGGCAACTCTGATAGCTCATTGAGGTAGACTCCTGTCAGTTCAAGGGACTTGATCTTACGCACATCGTCCGGCCGGTCAAGCGCAATGAAGATGAGATCCAGCTCAATTATACCATTGCCATCAGAGAATCGGTGTTCATAGGTGAGAAGTGGCTTTTGCCGCTTGGTAATGTCCCCAAGGTCACCAAACCATGTGAGCCATGTCTGGAGTGTGGTGCTTACCAGCTCGCCACTAGTGTTCCGTACAACGGCCCATCTTGCACGTCGTCGTCCATTGAACCATCTGGGCATGCGGGACACTGACTCGACAATGCGCTGGGCGCACATGGTTGACTTTCCCGATCCGTAAGGACCGATAACAAGGTCAACAAAACCAGTGCTTGCATGAAAAAGCCTGCCCACAGAAGTGGGTACATAAACCTTGTCCTGATCGCCTGCATGAATGATCGTCCTTGATGGTTCGAATGTGATGTGTTTCTGTGTACGCCTGTTGTAGCTCGACTCAATCATGGTGAGTCGGGAGTTCAAGTCTGCAATTCCGGCCACGCAACATGCTCTCCCTGAGGTGTTCCTCGGTTGTGAAACGTCCGCCACACCGGAAACATTCGCGACGTCGCCTGACATCGCCATTTTTAATGGTCATTGACTTTATTACGCGGGTCTCCTGACCCTTGCACCGTGGACAATCCATTGTCAACCTTACATCAGATTATTGTCAACCCTACTTGCCCATTACCATTTTCATGATACGTGGGGCATTGACGCCCTCATGGCCAGCCTTGAGGTAGGAAGGATGATCAGATAATGGTGCCTTCACAAACTTCTGTTTGTAGTCAACCCCATTCAGTCCACCCTTCAGCTCAAGTTCACATGCGTGCGTTGCGTTATTGTCTTCCATGATCATTTCCTCAGTCCAGATAATGTACGTGCCAGAACAGCCTGTTTCCTCATTTTCGGGTTATTTGAGTGAAGCGCCTTCGTCAGCCTCGACTGGGGTATCCTTGTTCCCTGTGGAACATCCAGCTCCCTGTGCAGGGCACCCTTGTGCCTGATTGCACCCTGTATCCACTTTTCAGGCTTCTTCGCCATTCCCATCATCCTTCCTTGACAGTGATTCTTCCATCTTCCTGATTCTTTCCTCCATTTCAACAATTGGGGCATGATTGCTGAAATGCCTGTAATACCTTCTTTCAAGTTTCCATGCAGCTGCCTGCCATACGCCATCATTCATTGCCTTGTCTATTTTATCCAGCCACACCAGCGCTGTTTGCGCCTTTATCTGGTTTAAATCGTGGAAAAACTGCACAAAGTCAGGATCCTGTCCTGTTTCTGCCTTCTTTCTCCACTTGTTAAGGCATGAATAGCTAATTCCTGCATACGCACATGCCATATCATATGGCGCGCCCTTCCTGATCGCAACCAGTAATCGTTCCTTTACATCAGGAGTAAAATCAGTAGGTCTTCCGCCCAGCTCAGTGGTCATTCAGTATGGCCTTCTTTCCGGTAAATTTTTCCCATCTGGCTACTATTACATCACAATATTGCGGGGAAATCTCCATCATGTAGCAATGACGGCCTGTCTTTTCGCAGGCGATAAGGGTTGAGCCTGAGCCTCCGAATGGATCGTAAACAGAATCATTTTGATTAGTATGATTGTTAATGGGTATTTCAAACAGAATGACTGGTTTCTGTGAGGGATGCTCAGTCTTATCCTCTTTAGACCCACTCATGATATGATTAGGCGAAGCCGCATCCCAAACGGTTGTCTGCTTTCTATCACCTTTCCAATTTGCATCGCATCCTTTTCTTACAGCATACCAGCAAGGCTCATGCTTCCAGTGATATGCTGATCTGCCCATTACCATTATTGACTTGTTCCAGATAATCATCTGCCTTGTCAACAATTGACAATCTTCAAGATTTTTCTTGACCAGATCTGTCTGGCATGATGCATGCCAGATATAAGCTATATCACCCTTGAATAAGGCATAAACATCAGTCCAGTCTGCCCTGTCATCATTCTGTATTTTTTGTTTATTTCCTTTTCCCAGCGCTTTATCTCCAAGAGCTTCGTCACGCCATGATTGATCTAGATTAACTCCATAAGGTGGATCTGTTAGCATTAACAATGCCTTTTCACCATTCATCAGCTTTTCAACATCATCAATCATCGTTGAGTCACCACACATTAGCCTATGATTGCCTAGTGTGTATATATCGCCGAGTTTTGTAACAGGTTCTGCTGGAGCATCAGGAACTGCGTCATCATCACATAATCCAACGCTTACACAATCAGGTGTAATATCTGCTATTTCATCAAGACTGAAGCCTGTCAGTTCAATATCAAAACTTTCATCCTGCAATGATTTTATTTCAGATAACAAAATATCAATATCCCACTCTGCATTGAGTGCAAGTTTATTATCTGCAATGACAAGTGCGCGTTTCTGGGTTTCGGAAAGTCCTGACAGAACAATACATGGTACTGTTTCCATGCCGATCTTTTTAACAGCGAGGAGCCTGCAATGACCAGCGATGATTGTATTTTTTTCGTCGATGAGGATAGGATTTGTAAATCCAAACTCCGAGATCGAATTTACAATCTGCTGGACTTGTACCTCCGAATGCTTGCGCGAATTTTTAGCAAATGGTTCAATCTGCCCAACAGGTATCATTTCAAACCTGTATTTATCAGATAACATCCGCAATTCCCTTGCAATTAATGATTGTTAATATACTATATTGCGATTATAGATTAAAAAGTTTACAAATACAAATTCTCTTTGCCCTTATTTTTCTTTATTTCCTGTGCTGCTCATATTCAGCACTATAATCATTCCTTCTGGCTATCCGATCGCCGCGAGCCGAAGTAGTATGACAGCACCATCAAAAAACCTGCTGTCAACTGACCAATCATGAGGAAGAATGCCTGATTGCTTGTTGCGTCCACCTCATCCATGAGGACAAGGCCGCACATCAGGAAATACCCAATAACAATGGTTACTGCTATCGTGTCCAGCAGCCAGTCACGCCTGCCAGTCATGCGGATGATATCCCGCTCCCGATCCCGTGCAGACTTGCGATCCTCGATCTCGTTCGACATCATGAGCCGCTGGTGATCAAGCTCAATCTGCCTTAATTTTGTCATCGCCTCCGGATCCATGGCAAGTTTTTTTACAAGCTCTGCCGGATCAGTTGCCTTGTCCAGTCCGAATGCTGATAGCACCAGCGACATGAGTGCGCCAGCCACGGGATTACCCGTCGATATGACGGATGCAAGCGCAGGGGCATAGCGTGAGATCACATTTGATACATCGCGGAAGTCCATTACAGCTCCCCCGTCCTGATGATGTCTGCAAGGCGGGTGGCACGTTCTCCCACCTGTGTAGCCCACTTGCTGTCCAGCATTTCTGTTGCGGCCAGAACATGATCGCCTGATTCAAGGGCTGAAAGCATCATGTGGAAATTAAGGAAGCCATTCACGCCAATGTTGAAGCACATGTCAATGAGTGCTATCTGTCTGTTTTCGTTCAGCTTATTAAAGTAAGGTAAATAATGACACAGCTTGCCATAAAAATACTGTATATCATCATCCAGAAGATAAAATGCCTCAATTTGTGAAATACCCCGATCTGTTAAGTTTCTTCCACATCCAATACTTAAATGATTTGTAGTATCTACATAAGGGTAAAGTTTACATCCTTCATGGCTGACCAGTAATTGCTTTAGCTTCGTCCTTCCTTCCGGTGTCATTATTCATCACTCCATGATGATCCACTAGTGCCATTGTATCGCACGGCCTGTCGCAGCGATAGCACATGTAATACTCACCCATGTCATTGGCTGACCATGAGTAGACCCTATCCCTGCAACATGTGCTGATTACCATTCATTCCTCCGTCTTTCCTTCATTCCGTATCCTTTCAGCCATTTTTCTGGAAATTTCATGAAAATCCAGCAGGTCGCATTCCTGTCCACAGGACAGGCAGCCATGGAATGTGAAGTCATCGTCACACCATGAAATTTTGGCGCCAGCATGGCAGCACTTGCTTGTCAGCATGCACTTGTCCGGTATTATAAAAAAAAGCCCGCTTTTGGGGGCGGGCAAAAGTTTGATAAGGAAGTCTTGCTTTCAATGGATGATCAATAATAACCCTAATGCTCGTCAGGCGCAAGTCCAAGATATGTGATGATGATATTCCTTGCCTCCTCAAATCCATGGGCAAAGTCAGCCCAGTAGTCCTGTGACCGCAGGAATGCCAGCCATTCCACCTGTTCCGGAGTCAGCCTTCCACCCCTTTGCCGTTTAAGCTCCAAAAATAGCCCGTGGTACGATCCTGATGGTACTGGCACCATAAGATCAGGTACACCCCTGATCACGCCACAGCGCTTAAATTTGACGGCCTCAGCAATATGTCTAGCGCCACCATTTGGAATCGCGAAGAACCTTATACGTTTTAGTGTCATCCACTGGACAAGCGCTGCCTGTTCCTGATCCTCTGTTGGGAGTTTCATTTTCCACATCCTTGTAGAGTGCACCCATGGCATTAAAATATCGCTTACGATATTTCTGGCCCTTTCGCTCAAACTTCTGTCCGATATCCATATCGGCTACCCACCTGTTACACTGGTTTCGCAAATATCTGGCCTGACAAGCATCTTCCTTATCTGATGAACCAATTCCAGCCTGTCCACTGGAACAGGCATCCAGACAACCTTCCCGTCATATTTTGGCATTCCTGCCTCATTCATCTCCGGCTCATCCTTCAGGTAATCTTCCTCCATGGAGAAAACCTCCTGAATATCCAGTGTGTCAAAATGATGAACCTCCTTGAGTATCTCCACAATTTCCCTGTCAGGCTGCATCTTTCCCAGTATTTTCTTGAATAATGTAAATTTTTTAGCCACTTCGTTGTGGCATTCAACCCATTTTTTATCTGAAAAATAGATATTCCTAATTTTGGAGCATGCTGACTGCCCCAGATTGATCTCTTCCATGAGACTTTTCCTTCATCCTGCGATTCCATTCCTGATTGGACTCCCATGTAGGATGCCCAGGGCCGTATTCCATTACGTTCGAGTGCGACTCAATTTTTTTGCCCATAAAACCATCAGGTCTTTCCGTTTCTATCCATATCCTTGCCTGATTTTGCCAGTCATCACTGGTCTTGCCCTTGTTCTTCAGCCTGAACTTGATTGTAAAAAGGCTGATATCAATACTTTTTTCCCCACATCTGATCTTGTTTTGATCATCAAGGATGAAATCATCAGGGAGAGGCACGCGCCTTTTGCGTGCATGCTCTCTCTTTATATTCTTATTATTAATATTCTTATTATTATGTCTCGGCGTACCGAGACCATCACTCTCGGCGTACCGAGACCTAGCTCTCGGCGTACCGAGACCATGAGAGGTTTTTGTACTACTTTCATCAAAGTTATCCACAGGCATGTCATCAACCTCAACAATCCTTTCCGGCTGGATGAAATATCTTTTTTTTCCTTTCATTTTTCGTATTAATTCTCCCTTGCTTTCAAGGTACATGAACGCCTCACTCAATGTTGATGTTGAGGTTATTCCAGCCCTTTCCATGATTGCATCATTGGATAGGTAGCATTGCCTTCCATGGTTCCAGAACTGGAATATGGTTTCATATACCCTGAGACAGGCTATTGTTATATCCGGAAGACGGCTTATTCTTGATGGAACAATAAAAAAGGATGACTGATATTCAGAAGACATTTTAAAATTCCTTGTATTTTGGGGTTGACCCTTTCCGTGGGCACCGTATAATTGCAGGTGCGCATGGTTCCGGATGAACCTAATGTTTGACCGACGCCCCAGCTAGTAACTGGGGCGTTTCGCTTTAATGAACTATCTTACTTCAAACCACATCCACTTCCCATTTGTGTTTTGGATCAGGAACAAAGATGGATGATTGCGAAAGCTGATAGTTAAGGGTCGATGTTGTCATGACAATCCATCCTCCATAAACACGGGCACGAACAGTTCTTGAAGCCCAGGTCACATCTCCTTCAGATAAAATGGTTTCCCATTCAAATTTCATCATTTTCCCCTTGATTACTTTAACTAATAATAGTAGTATACACATATTAATTAATTAAAGTACACACATGATCAAGGACAATAAAATGGAACCCACAAAACCCGTTTATGACAAGACAATTGTAATACCCATCGAGCATTCCGTATGGAAAACCCTTAGAAGGATTTCCTTTGACACGGAAACAAGCATGAGCAAGTTTGCAAGGGAAGCGCTTGATCGGGCGATAAAAAAATATGAAAAAAACG